CGGTGCTTGGGCGATAATGCTCTGGAAAAGAGTCGCCCATCCAAAGGTGCCCCATGAAAGTTCTGTCTACGCTGTTGTTAGCAGCGGCATTGGTTTTTTCAACGCTCAACTTAAATGCAACCGTCAAGCCGCCGCGTGGCCGTTATAAGAAAGCCTACGATGCCACTTTTGTTCTTTACGGCAGCAGCAAATCAGATGATGTAACGAACCACCCCATGTGTTCGGCGACGGCTTTCAAAAAGGTTCAAGGCGGATATCTTCTCTTATCCGCAGGCCATTGCACGGCCCAAGGAGACCCAGAGGGGTTTCCCCCGGATTTGACTTACGGCGTTTCGAACGATATCGGAACACCGATTTATCCAGTCAGGGTAATCAAAGCGATTCTTGATGATAAGACCAACGTGGACTACTCCATTCTCTTCTTTCCGACAACCCTCAGGGTTTCGGTTATGCAGTTGGGAGACGAGGGCTCGGAACGAATAGGGGATAAGACGTACAACTTCAATTTCAGCAAGGGCGTTGTGAAGATGCTTTCTGAAGGGGTGGTTGCCGCGCCCCCAGTTCCCGAGGGCGAAGTTAAGAATCTGTGGCTCGTCGATCAATTTGCAGCGGGCGGCTCCAGCGGCTCGGCCGTAATCAGCAAGAGGACGAATAAAATTATCGGCATCATTTCGTATGGGTGGTCGGACAGAACGATGCCAGAGGGAGTGGTTCCTATTTCGGTAGTGCGGCTGGAACTTTTAAAACTCAGTCAACAAGGATTGCTTCCTTTATGAGCCTCACTTTCTATAAGGCAACTACCGTTGTCCTCGCTGTCGGCGTGGTTGCATTGGCTGTGGTTTGTATTTTCGATATGCTGATTATCAGTCAGCAAAGGCATTTGATTTTGGACCTTTATCGATATGTTCTAATAGGGTGTCCGACTTCGTGGTGACAGAGATGCAAGTATTGGTTAGGAACTGGGAAGCCTTATTGGAACAGGAGAGGGCACATGCCTAATGATGACATCGTTACAAAAGCGCTAAACGCTCCGCACTCCACAGCAGGCCCCTCGGGCGCCGCGAAGGCGATTGCGGAATCCAAGAAGGTTATGGAAGGCTGGAAGAGTGGGCCTCTCGGAACCAAATCAGGGCATCTAGAGGGCCCTAAGTCGAAGGCCCCTGTGGCGGCTCCGGCGGACCTTTCTCAAACGCCGTATAGCATAGCGCACGATGTAAGAAAGGTGACTCCTTCTCCGACGGACATCGACGGCGTCAATGAGCGGATGAAGAATACCCAAGAATACGATAAAGCCAATCCTGGCGCCCCTCTTAATCCTAAATAAGGGTTGGCAAAGCAGCCAATAAATAATAGTCGGCTTGCAGGAGTTTCAATGTCCACGGACTATAAGAAAGAAAAAGATAGGATGTACCAGGCAAATAAGCGCGCCCGCGACGAGGGCAGGCCTGAACCCTATCCGATGCCTACGAAAGAGGAAGTCGCAGAGCGTCTTCATAGGCACGACGCAGACCTTCAATGGGCCCGCGAGCAAGACGCTATCGGTAGGTACAAGAGCGAGTGTCGCAGTTGTGTGGACCTGCTCGCCATCTATGAGGGTGCAAACCTCGTAGACAAAGAGGGCGAAGAAGAGGAAGAGATTGAAGACGAGTTCTCGGTCGCGGGCAAGAAGAAAAAGGCAAAGCAGAGGAAAGAGAACCGCCTGAATCCGTCGCAGTACAAGATCACAATTAGGGTCGTCGAGAAGGACGGTATTAAGCTCGAGCCCAACTGTGACATGATTCTTCGAGTGCTCAACGAGATTGACGCTGTCGTCCCGTTCCAGCAGTGGCTGGGGCTTCGCGACAGGGCTCGTAAGAATTTGTTTTGGCTCGGCCGCTTCCTGGGTAAAGGCTTGTTCCACAGTTTCCACCAGGAGATGTGCGATCAGTTCGTGCAGAAGAATTTCGATGGGATGTATTTTGAAGGCTACACCCTCGATGATTTCCACGAGATGATGGACAAGCAGGAGCGGTTTGCGAACGACGGCGTCACGCCGACTCGCGAAGCTCTTATCTTAGACGCTCGAGGTTCTTACAAGTCGACGGTAGATGGCGTTGACGTTGTGCAGTGGATGTTGAATTGCCCCGACGTCCGCATCATGATTATCACGGGGTTCAAACACCTCGCCAGGAAGTTTCTAAAGGAAATCAAACGGTATTTCTATTTGCCGTCGAAGGCGCAGCCCACGGCTTTTCAGTTGCTGTTTCCTGAATACGTTTTGACGGGCATATCGGGGCACTCGAAGGAACCGCTGGAGTGTCCTGCTAGGATTCATAATCAGAAGGAGCCCAGCGTTTGGGCCAGTTCGGTCGAGTCGTCTGATACGGGGTTGCACTGTGACCTTCGTAAGGCAGACGACGTGGTTGACCCGAAAAACTCTACGACCCCGCCGATGCGGGAACAGTTGAAGTTTGACCTCGATAGCACGGATGACTTGGTCGACCAGTGGGGCTTTACCGACTACCTCGGCACCCGCTATTTCACGGACGATTGGTACGGTTTGCGGATGCGGCCGAACGACAACGGTGTCGTCGCTCCGCTTAAGTATCACTGCCGCGGTTCGTGGATTGTCAGACCGGAATATAAAGACGTTCCTTTGATGAAGCTGACAAAGGAAATGGTCACGCTGTTGTTTCCGTCTAAGTTGTCGTGGAAGTATTTGCAGTTCACCTTGAACAAGAAAGGTGAGCGCAGCTTCCGTAACCAGCAGTTGAATGACCCGACGGACACTACGGCCGAATCGCCGTACGTCAACACGTTTACGAAAGAAGGGCTGATGGCGCGGTGCCATCCGAGAGAGTGGACGCAGGGAAAGACGGGTCGCGTATTCCAGCTTTGGGATTGGGCCCTGTCCGATCACGCCACTTCGGATTTTTCGTGCGGCGTCACTGCATTGGTTTATGAGCGTCCAGATGGGCAGTTCGCGGTTTGCATTTTAGACGTCATCCTCGATAAGTGGAAAGACTCTCAGTTGGTGGCGCAAATCACCGCGTTCTATGAGAAATACAGGCCTGAGATTGTTCTCATCGAGCAGTCGAACGGCGCGGACCTTTTGAAGACATCGCTCCAGAATTATGCGCTCAGGCACAGCAGCGATATAACGGGCCCAGGCAAGATTTATTGGAAGCCTGTGTCGATAGCCAGCGATGCCAAGCGTCGACGCGTTCAGTCTCTTGAACTTCTTCTCTCTGAGGAACGTTTGGACTTTATCAACGGCCCTTGGATGGACGAAGTCTTTAAGCAGATGTGCCAGTACACTGGCGAGAAAAAGAACAAGAGTCGCAAAGACGACGCCCCTGACGCGATGGCATATGTTGTCGAGTTCTTGCCGCGAATCGCGTTGGAGAAAGACGTCGACCCAGAGGTGGCGAAAGCGGAAGCGGAGAAGTCGGCGAGCAAGCGCCGTTTGACGGAGCACTATAGGCAGTTGTTTGGCGCGCCGTACGCGTCACCGCCCCCGCAGCCATTGAGCACAGAGCCACCGATACAATCGCCACCCACTCCGAACAGTGGGATGAACATTCTTCCGCTCGCAATGCGGCAGATAAATAGAGGATGAGATGGCAGACACAATTACCGTGACTGAGGCGGTGGAACAGACTCGTAAGAAGTTTTTCCCTGAAAAGGAAAAGGCGGTCTATACGGAGCCTGCGTCCGAAGTCACCAAAGAATCGGAAATTGTCGACAAAGATACAGGCACCATCCGCTACAATGACGCAGCGAGCGTGCGGCTTGTTCTCGACGACACCGAGCGCGCGGATACTTTCATCAATCAGAACCAATGGGCAGCGGGCTGGACGTTGGCAGATATGCTCTACCAATCGCCCGCGAGCCAATCGGCTTTTGACAACAACGTTGGTGACGCTTGCGTTCCGAAGTACATGGTCTCGAACCATATCTCGGCTATCGTGCCGAAGGTGATGGGTGGAATTTTTTATGAAGAGCCGCCCTTCTTGCTGCGCCCGCGCCCAGGCACAAAGGCAAACATCGTTGACGCTAAGACGGCCATCTTTGCCGCGCAACTTGGTGCCATGCGGTTCGAGGAAGAGGTTGAGCGCACCATAGACCAGGCAGCCCTTTTGGGCACTGGTATCATGAAGTGGGGCTACCAGGAATACGACAAGAAGATGAAGCGGCGCGTTCGCTTAGGTAAGAAGTTCGTAGTCAAGCAAGCGGACGGCAGCGCGAAGGAGTATGATTCTCCCGAGTCGGACGACTTCAAGATCGAGTTTTATGACAAGAAGGTCTCGCATCCTTGGGTAAAGTTCTGCGACCTTAGAACCGTTCTTGTGAACCCCGGCTGCCGCGTTGGCGATATCCGTCGTTCGGGCTGGCTCGTTTACCGCGATTACGGAACCTATCAAGACCTCGACCGCCTGCGGGACATCGACGGCTACGATATCCCAAGCGAAGAGGTATTGCGCAAGGTCTTTGCCAACGGTCTGAGCACGGGCGTGGACAACATCACGCTGACTCTTCCCGAGGGGATGAAGGGCTATTTACAGCACGCGATGCCGCGGTCGTATAAGACGACTTCTGACCCGCTCCAGCAGCCAATCGAAATTCTTGAACGCTGGGACGAAAACAAAGTCATCGTCATATTGTCGTGCAACGCGCACAACATTCTTATTCGCAACGAAGCGAATCCGTATGGGAAGATTCCGTTCTTCTCATTCAATTGGCGCAACATCCCCGACTGCTTCTATGGTCAGGGCCTCGGGTTGCTGATCGGTAGCGAGCAAGTTGTGGAGCAGGGGATTACGAACCTCGCTCTCAGCCTCTTGGCGTATGGCTTGCAGCCGACCGCCGTCCGCAAGAAGGGCTTCAACGTTCCGACGCAGACTGTGAAGTGGCGCCAGGGAGGCATCATCGATGTCGAGGAAGACGTTGACAAGGCGTTTAAGTTCCTCCAGATGCCGGGCGTGCCCAGCGAAGCTTGGTCATTCTTGCAGCAAGCCCAGACGTCTGGGGCCTCTACATCCGGCGCTAACGAACAGGTTGTCCAAGGCGCGGGTGCTATGGGCGCTCGGTCAACAGGTATGCGGTCAGGCACAGGGGCAGCGGCCGTAATTCAAGCTAACGCTTCTCGTCTCGACGGCCCTGTGTCTAGATTTGTGCGCCAGGTTTTTGAACCGTGGTTGTATCAGATGGATGAACTCGACAACGACTTGCTCCCAGCGAAGGTGCTGCGTGACCTCCTCGGTGAGGAGCTTGGCAAACCGTATCTCGTCGACCATATGGACTATCGCGAAGCCAAGATTGAGTATGAGGTTTTGGCGGGCTCCAAGCTCGGTGCCAAGAAAGAGATGTCCCAGTTCCTGCCCATCATGGTGCAGTTTACCAGCAACCCGACGTTCACGAAGAACGTCACGGACGCCGGATATATGTGGGACGGCGTGGCAATCTTCAACGAATTCGCGCACGCAGCCGGCTGGAAGTACAGTCAGAGCTTCCTTCGCAAGATGACGCCGCAAGAACTGCAAGCGCGCGATGCTAACTCGCCCGCGGTCCTGCAAGGCAGGCAGATGCAAGCAAAGCAAGCGCAGCAAGCGCAGCAATTCGACCAGGCCCAGAAGTTGGAAGACCAGAAGCAGATGGGTGAAGCCGCCAATAGGAGTCTGCGGATCGCTTTAGAGAACTCCATGGAGCCGCAGATGATTACAGGTCAGCCCGGCGATAAAGGGGAGTTCTCAGAAACCGCTCTTTAAACAATCAAATAGTGAGGGAATAATATCATGGTTGAGAAAAAAGAAACAGAAATGCCGCTGTTGATGGACGAGCTAACGGCCCCCGAAAAGGTCATGCTTGGCATAACAGTGGGCAGCCCTGGGTTCAGAATCTATACCAGGATATGCGAGGCCGCCCGTCTTCGGTCGATGGCGAAGATAGCGGAACTCAATCCCGAGGAACCCGATTACGATCATAAGCTGTCTGTGCGGGCGCAACACGCTAGAACAACGGAAGCAACGATTGAGTTGATTCGTAAGTCCGTCAACTACCACACCCAGAACTTGCAGACCCAAGCAGAGAATGATAAGGACGAGGCAGAAGCGGCGGTGGCCAAGACGTTCGGCATACATACGGTTAAGCCTAGAGTGAAGAAAGAAGAAGAAGTCAAGCAGTAAGAATTTCCCCGCATAGGGGACGTTGTAGAATGAATGTGAGGACAACATGAGCGATACAATCATGGACGTGCTTCGGGGTATTCAACCCACGCCGCCCGCAAGTGTACCAAACAAGTACGACATAACGTGGATGAGAAGCGCTACGTTAGCAGATTTGAAAGCGGCGATGGTGGACCCTGTGGCGAAAGCCCAGGTCAACGAATTGCTGAGAACGAAAGAAGCGGCTTACATTGCCCAAGATATGCTTCAAGACCCAGACTATGTGCCTGTGTCCAAGCGTGTTCCAGAGGGCGATGAGGCTGCCGCGATTGCCGCCGATACGGCGCAGGCCGACGCGCAAGCCGCGGCCGACGCTGCTGCCGCTGTTGCTGAAGCTGCTGCTGCCGCCGCACCGCCCGTGCCACCGCCTGCCCCCGTTCTTCCGTCTTATGAAGCGGAAGATGCCGAAGCGCGCGAGGCAGGCATCGGGGTTACTCGAGACGCGCAAGGCCGTGTCACCAGGCTTGTGCAGAACTATCAGGTCACTGACGAAGCGACGGGTCAGCCCATTGGCCGCCCGACGCATTTGGAAGCGAAGAGTTGGCCTGAGATGGTCTCCAAGCAGAAGACGGCGCACTTGAACGCCGTTCGCTTCGCCGAGCGTACGAAGCGAAATCAAACCAAGAGCAGAGACTTGATTGCTCAAACGCAAGAAGCGCAGCAATCCGCGGCGAAGTCAAGGCAAGAAGCCGACGAAGCTACGCAAGCCATTGTAAAAGAAAAGGACCCCGCCAAGGTTGTTGAGGCGGTTCATAAGATGTCCAAGGCCGACCGTGAGCAGCAGATTGCTGACCAGTCGGCGGAAGAACACGGTAGGGTCATCGGCAGAATTTGGATGGCCGACCACACAGAAGATTTTTTCCCTTGTGAGGCTAACTCAAACATCATTAAAGACTGGCTCGGTAAGAATAACCTTGTCCTCTCGTATGATAATCTTGACAAAGCCCTCGAGGCGACGAGACAACGGCTGGCTCCCGTTGTTCCCGCAACACAGCCAGCCAATGAAGTATCCGCGCCGCCAGCGCCCAATCCGCCGGCGCCCGCACCCGCAGCCCCAGTCGCAGTCGCGCCGCCAATCCCGGCACCTGCTCCTGTTGCCGCGGTCCCAGTTCCCCCAGCAGCCGTGCCGTCTCCTCAAGCGGCCGTGCCTGCACCTGCTCCTACGCCTGCAGCCGCGACAATCGCAGCGCCTGCCCGTAGAGTAGGGGTCAATGGAAGTCTAGTGCCAGGAGCTTCGTCTGCAGCGAGGCCGACAGCGGTAGCACTTCCACAAGAGACCGTCCGTGCTGAGTTGTTGAAGGTCATCAACTCACTGAGTCCTGCTGAATACCGCAAAAGGTTGACCACCTCGAAAGAATTTCGAGACCAGCACACAGCGGCAGGAATCCCAGTGTTGAGCCCTGTTCAATACGAGCGCACTTACAGACCGTAACGTGTAGGACAAATTCGAGGGCATAGGTGAAAACACCATGCCAGGCTCACCAAACCCCAGCGGCATGAACGTTGGGAATATCCTTACGGCTCAGGCGATCTTGTTCGATAAAGAACTGATCCCGAACCTTAAGGGACAAACGGATGCGTTTGTCGCCGTTGCCGAACGGCGCGTGCAAGGACTGCACCTCGGTAACCAGCGTACGTTCTTCCAGTATAACACACTGGGAGCCTCCCTCGGGAGTGCAACAGACGGCGCTGTGAATAGCTCTGAAACAATCTCGCAGTTGTCTGCTCCCGCAACACTCGGAGAGTGGAACAATTACGCGAACTTCAGCGCGTTCGTTATCGCCGCGTCAATCGACGATCTAGTGGGCAACAGCGCAGTGGAGCTCGGCTACCAGGCCGGGCAGTCCATCAGCGGGCTGTACTCCTCGGTCGCGGATAGCGCGTCGACGGTCGACGGAAACGTTAACCAGACGGGCTTGCTTGCTTCCCCGTACACTCTCGACTTGGCGACAATTCGCGAGTTGAAGCAGCAACTGGTTTCCAAGAATGTCCTCCCTTGCAAAAAGGGTCGGTATCTTGGCGTAATCAGTCCGAACGTGTTGGGCGACATCTACAATGCTACGACTGTGAACAACAGCGTGGTTGACTTGTGGAAGTATGCCAACATGGAGAAGTTCGATGCTATGGCTGGTGCGGACCAGACCAAGGAAATCGAGCTTCCTGGCACTAACGTTATCTTCCGCCAGACACCGTTTGTGAAGCAGACGGCGAACTTTTATTCTGGCACCAAGACCGCTTATCGCACGTACGTGTTCGGCAATTATGCCCTCATTGGCGTGTGGATGCAGGTCGCAGGCGACACTGAACTCGGTGATGGCGATTGGAAAACAATCGATTGCCGTGTTGTGCCGGATGCGCCTCCGTCAGCGTTCGACCCTTGTGCAACAATCGGTGGCTGGTGTTCCTCAACAAATTTTAAGCTTGCTGCTTAAGATGGGGTCACTCGAAAGAGTGAGAATTCTCTCTGATTGACTTGAACCCTGAAACGGGAACAAGGCGGAAGTCGAAAGACACCGTGAACGACTAAGCGAGAGAACGCCCGAAAGGGCGAAGCGATAGTCTGTTCTCATGGAAAACGAAACCATGAGAGGTTGGCAGAAATGACCAACCCTTTACTGAAAAGTAAAGTAACACAAAGACCGTTTTCACCAGACCGTGACGTTGCCTCCAGCGACCGGATTAAATACTCAACGTATACGCTTTATCGATAGCATTCAATACGGATTCCTAGTAGCGTAATCTACTAGCAGAAAATTCTCTCTGATTGACTCGAACGCTGAAATGCCAACGAGGGGCAAGCCGAAAGGCAGCCTGAACGACTAAGCGAGAGAACACCCTTCGGGGTGATGCAATAGTCTGCTCTTACAGGAAACGAAACTGTAAGAGGTCGGCAGAAATGACCGACCCCGCTTCAAGCGGTAACAAACGGCCAGCTATCCAGTAAAGCATGACTTCTTGACAGGAAACGCGATTTCTGTTAAGATTAGAGTAGAGGGGCGTACCTAGAATACACCCCTCCACTCACTCTTTCTAGGAGAGAAAATGTTTGTATATCTAGTTACGAATAAAGTTAACGGAAAGAAGTACGTTGGCCAACACGCCGGAAACGATTTGGAATCTTATTGGCGTAGAAATGTTTGGTTGGCCGAGATGGGTTACGAAGGTAAACGCTTGTTGTATAGAGCAATTCGTAAGTACGGCGAAGACGGTTTTGATGTCAAACCCCTTGTTATTGTTGGCACAAAAGAAGAGATGGACCGATACGAGATTGGTTTAATCAAGGCATGGGACCTGACAAATCCTGAAAAAGGATACAACATAACGCTAGGTGGTGGTGGCTCCTTGGGTGTCAAGTTCAGCAAGGAGACGCGGGCGAAGATGTCCAAGGCCAGAGAAGGAAAGACGATGTCAGAAGAGAATCGTCTTAAATTCATAGAACGAATCAAAGGCAATAAATTTGCTCTTGGTCGAAAGATGTCCAAAGAACATTTGGATAAAATAATTGCTACTCATCTCGGTGCGAAACGTAGTGACGAAGCCAAGCGTAGGATGTCTGAAGCGCATTTAGGAAAAACTCAATCTGAAGAGACTAAAAAGAAAAGAGCAAACGCTAACCGAGGTCAGAAAAGGTCCGAGGAAAGTAAGAGGAGAATATCAGAGGCTTTAAAGGGCAACGCAACAGCTTCTCATGTCCGTTGGCACGTATCACGAGGCATCACCAATCCAGAGTGTAAACTCTGTCAGGAGACAATCAATGGCTATAGATAATCGCATCGAAACCATAGACGGCTTAAAGCACCAAGAAGACACCTGGAAACCAAACCACGATGTAGCGGCCACGCAGGCCCACATCCAGAATCTTCTCGCGGGCGGCACGCCCGATTGGGTTTCGCACCCGGAAGACTGGAAGCAGTATGCGCTAGAATCGCTCGCGGCCAACAAGGAATTGTCGGACGAAATGGCGGAGCAGTATCGGTTTGACGACCAGGAAGATTTGACCAACCGCGCGGCCCGCATGGTTAATCCGATAGGCACCCGTGACTTTATCATGAAGCTCCGAGCCAACGGCATCAAGTGCTTCACGATTTATAACGGCATGCCAGGAACAGTCGGGCTTTGGTGTTTACCCCCGAAGCAGCAGCAGCGTGCGCGTTACGTATGTTTTTTGCAAATCCCAGCCATGTATGAGTGGAGCGTCTTGAAGGTAGACGCGCACAAGCTTCCCATCGGGGAAGACTTTCGTGGCTGGCGCACCGTGCTCGTTCAACTCATTGAGAAAGAGATTCTCACTGAGATGCAAGCACATCAGATTTTTGGATATCCCTCTCAGAACTCTATTTTCAAGCGTTACCACCAGTCGTTGTGGGAGCTCCGCAACCACAAGCGGTACACTGAGAAAGAGCTACGAGACCAGGATATCTAATAGGGCGCAAGCCCGAACGGCGTAAGCCGAGCAGTAAAACAGCCCCGGCACAGGCTTGAAAAAGGTGCCAATAATACCGAGGAAGGTGTCTACGCCTCGGGAGGAAATGAAATGGAAAAACCAAAGTCACTCATCCAGCAATTGGATGAAGCAAACGCAGAGTCAATCGTAAGACCGGGTGCCACTAACGAGGCAGTATCTGTTGACAAGAGTGACCTTTTGAGTCAGCTTGTCCAGCTTCTGCTTTTGAAAGAAGGGCGCGAAGCAGCTAAGGCTCAAGTCGCAGTTGACGCCAGCGCTGCCCGCGAAAAAAGGCGCGCTCAGAACAGTAAGGAAGAGGGCGCAGGCATCCTTTTGAAGCAGGCCAGGTGCAAGCATCGCAAGGGCGGCAAGAACGGGCCGAAGAACGCAACGGTAGATTATGCCGTCAGCATGCACACCTACATCAACGCGGAGACCGTTATCAAGTGTCTTATCTGCGGTGCGAAATGGCATCCAGAGGATACCAATGATTGGCTTAGCCGCGGCGGTAAGCAGGTTTCGAACCACACGCACATCGGGTGGCGCGAAGCTTGTGAGATGGTCGAGATGTCTTCGAACACAGCGACCTCCTCGGAAATCCCAGCAAACGTCGTTATCAAGGGTCAATCGGCTCTCAATCCGAACGCGGACAGGGCTGGTTTGGCGCCTGAATTGACGATCAGGGATTCTGACGGGCAGGTGGCGCACGACATCGAACTGTAAGTTTTGAGAAACGGCTGTTAGGGGAGGGTCTTTTAGACTCTCCCCATTCTTTATTCTGTTTAGGAAAACATGCACATTTTCCGTATACCACATCGGTCCAGCGGCCGCGCCCTCCTTGGCCTGTGCAATCTCTTTTTCAATGCGTCGGCTCTTCTAGCTGCGCTCGAGGATTTTTAAATGGCAATACTTCTCGTACAATCCGTTGGCGGTCTTCAAGGAAGCCTTAGCGGCGGCTCTCCTACCTCGACGGCTTTCACGTCTAACGTCCATGCGGGCAACTTGCTGATTGCTCACTTCGCGGATTTTTATGGGGTCAATGGGTCGCCGAACGTCTATAGTATCTTGGACACCTTGGGCAACGTTTGGATACCCGTCTTCAACGGCCATTCTACCTATGGTGGCAGTCAAGTGGTTTGGTATGCTTTCGCGAATGCTACGGGGGCAACAACGGTACAGGTTACTGGGGGTCACGCATTCCCTTACTGGAATGGTTTGGAGTTGGCTGAGTTTTCAGGTGTCGCTTCTCTCGACCAATTCGCCGCGTCTATTTACAATTTTGATGCTGACCCCTCGTTGGCAAATCCGATCACGACTACCAGTGCTAATGAGTTGATTCTTTCCTTTGGGTTGATTACAGGTGGCGGCGGTTCGTTCCCCTCAGGCGGCGGGGCCATGACGCCAGCTTTGCTGTGCCAGATGGGCTATACCGGGAACGCCACATGCGCGCAGATGGGTTATGATATCGTCAGTTCTATCCAGACTGGATTTGTTTCTAGTATGGCAAGTCCTGGCGGTAATGATGGAAGCGTGGGGACTGCATCTTTTATCGCAAGCGCGGCTCCAACGACTTATAGCATTTCTGGAAACGCGGGTGTCGCTGGTGCGACCGTCGCTTGCACAGGTCAAACACCAACGACCTCGGCGGGCGATGGAAGTTATTCATTCGCGGGTTTATCAAATGGCGCGTACACGATTACCCCTTCCAAGGCTGGTTACGTGTTTGCGTCCGCGTCAAGCCCATATGGCCCGACACAGGACGAGACGGTCAGCGGCGCGAATATCACGGGTGTTAGTTTCGTTGCGACTTTGACTCCAACCCCGCCTACACCATCCAGCGTGTACAGCGTCCCTGATTGCCGTGAGGCTCCGTTTGGTCCGAATCAATCACGGACGGTTCAAGGCACAGTGATTTACGATGTCCAGACCAGCAGCAATCCGGCCGTCCCAACACCTGACCCACGGAAAGTCGTGCCCGTGGATTCTCGCCAGGCCGCGAGCATTCCACAAAATAGCAGAACCCCAGGTACCAACGGGCCTGGGAACTAAGAGGAATTATGCCAGGTACAAATAATAAAGGTGTGAACAGTTCATCGCCGACAACGGCCATAGTGCTAGGCGGCGTGTACAACGCAACGCCTCCTGTTTTGCAAGATGGACAAGCGGCTGCGGTTCAACTCAACTCAGACGGTAGTTTGAAAACGTCGGGCGGCGGTGGCGGGGGCAGCGACGTCAATATAGTGAGTGTTGGGGGTGCGCCTGAGGCGCTGGACAATCCTCTTCCAGTCGAGTTGTCTGACGGAACGCAAAGCGTTGGAACCGCGGGGAATCCTTTAAGTGTTAATGTGATTAGTGGCGGCGGGTCGAACGCTTCGGTTGGCGTAGACGGCGCAACGGCGCCGACGAGCGCGACCGAGATTGGCACTATTGATGCAGGCGGTAAACTGCAAGGCGTATCGGCAGCGAATCCTTTGCCTATCACGGGGACCATTAGTGTAACTGCTACGAATCCAAGCGTTGGTTTGGACAACGCTACGGCGCCCACGAGTGCGACAGAGATCGGCACTATTGATGCAGGTGGCAAGTTGCAAGGCGTGAGTGCAGCGAATCCGTTGCCCATCTCTGGCTCCATCTCGGCTACGAATCCTAGTGTAGGCCCAGACAATGTGACGGCCCCCACTTCAGATACGTTGATTGGTACCGTGGATGCGGGTGGCAAGGTTCAAGCGGTGTCGGCCGCCAATCCGTTGCCTATCTCTGGTTCCATTAGTGCCAGCAATCCTTCCGTAGGAACGGACAACGTCACGGCCCCGACATCTGCGACGGAAATTGGTAGCATAGATGGCTCAGGAAAGTTGCAGGGCGCTTCTACGACCAACCCCGTTCCTGTTGCGCTGCCAGCAGCCACAGTTTCGACTTTGACGCCTCCAACAGCGGCAGCTATCGGAACTGCGGTTGCTGCTCCTTCGGCAGCAGCCATTGCTGCAGCGTTAGCAAATCCTCTGCCAGTTTCGTTGCCTTCTGCAACGGTCACAACGCTGACTCCTCCTACAGCAACGGCAATTGGAACTGCGGTTGCAGCACCGACTGCGGCTGCAATTGGGACGGCAGTATCTGCCGATCTTCTTGTTGGCACTGCGGCGGCTGGTTCTTCTGTCCCTGTTGCGCTTCCCACAGCGACGATTTCAACCTTGACGCCTCCAACAGCGGCAGCTATCGGAACTGCGGTTGCTGCGCCAACAGCGGCAGCTATCGCGTCGGCAATTGTTTCGAACCCCCCAACCATTAGCATAGCGTCAGCCCAAAAGGTAGAAGTCTACGATGGCACAAATACCACAACGGTGAAAGCGGCTTCTAGCCAATCGGTTACGACCGACACCTCACTCGTTGTTCAAATTAATCCTGAGCAGCCCAATCTGACGACGGCTCTGAACGTCCACGACGCTTCGCCCGCTTCACAGGCGGTAACGAACGTCGGAACGTTTGCCGTCCAAGCCGCTTGCAGCGGCACAGTGACCACAACGCCTCCGTCTCATGCCAGCACCAACGTCGATCAACTGGCAGGGACGACGGTTGACACGAACAGTGGTAACAAATCTGCCGGAACCCTGCGGGTCGTTGTGGCTACGGACCAGCCGAACCTGACGACAGCACTAAACGTTCACGACGCTTCGCCGTCTGCTATTAGTATTGCTTCCGCCCAAAAGATCGAAGTTTACGACGGGACGAACACGGCGGCGGTTAAAGCAGGTTCGACGGCGGCTGCCGACGCGGACACATCCCTGGTTGTTCAGTTGAATCCGAAACAGCCAAACCTTGACACGGCGCTGAACGTTCACGACGCTTCGCCTGCCTCGCAGGCGGTAACGAACACGGGCACATTCGCGACGCAGGATTCCAACCTAAGCGGTTGTATCTCTGCCAGCAAGGTTGCCGTTTCCATCGCTGCGATGCCGTCAACGCCCGTAACGGGAACGTTTTATCAAGCGACACAACCTGTCTCTATTGCCTCAGCTCAAGTAGCGAGTGGCGCATTCGCGTCAGGCGCTATTGCTGATGGCGCGCAAGTCACGCTTGGCACAAAAGCCGATGCCAAGGACGCTCACACGGACTCCACCGCGATAACAGCGATGCAGGTCTTAAAACAGATTTCCTACATGGAGCAGACGCCTGCTTCTCGCGCAGTAACAAACGCTGGAACCTTCGCAGTCCAGAATGTCCCCACAGACGGAACTCACGCCATCTCGGCG